CCCGCCTCTCTAAGCTACGCGGCGGCGCGGTATTGGGGCCGATGGCTTTGCAGCGCCCTGATGTCTTCCGGCAATCGAAGGCCCTTGGAAACCACCAGTAGCTCGGTCCCCGTCCGCTTGACTTGCACTGAATAATTTATGTCGAACAGATACTGTCGCCGGGATTTATAGAGCGCCTTTATCTCCGGTGCAGCGTCGTACGTCAGCACCCACGGGCGGTCCAGCGCCAGAATAGCGGAAGCGACGTCGGCATGGTCCGAGGACGAATAGAAACTGGTGTAAAGCGAAGATCCCTTGACGAAGTACGGCGGATCAATCGCCAAAAATGTGTCTTCCGGAAGTTCGTCGGCGCAGCGCTTTAAGAAAACGAGAGCATCGTCGCGGTAGAGATGGATTCGAGAGCGGTACTGGTAGATTCGTTGAATTCGACGTGCCAGCTCGTCGCGATTGAATCTGCAGTCTAGCTTGTAGTTCCCTTGCTGAGCGAGGCCTCCAATCACACCTCCGGTCCCGATAATGCCGGACCGATTGGTCCGATTGAGGAAGAAGGTCGCAAATCCAAGGTCGATAGGGCGTCCTTGATCCCCATTTCGATAGGTTGCGCGCTGCCTGTGCCACTCTTCGATTGTTATGGGTGTGTTCATTACCCGGTCAACGAGCGCCTCGGGCTCGGTCAAAACTGAATGCCAAAACGCCCAAATGCCAGCATCAACGTCGTTGAGGTGAATATCGCTGACCTGTCCACTGAAGAGGAGGGAGAGCGCGAGGCTTGCTCCACCGGCATATGGTTCAGCATAGTGACCGCGCGATAGGCCGTTTTCTTTCAGAATGCCGTGGATCAGACCTTGCAGGCTCGATTTGCCGCCGGGATAGCGGAGGGGTGAGTGTGTCCGGGCCATGCATCGTGTCTCCTGAACGGCGCTTTGCAGCCAATCGTTAACAAAATGGCCGGCGCTCGGCCAGCTCTAATCAAAGTCTTGCGAATTCAGCGCTTTTGCCAACACCGGGGACACTACTTCCATGTCGGTGATGAGGGTCCGATGATCGCAAGTGGAAGCGATCGCATGGTGTTTGGTTTCGTTCCCGCCTTCCGC